ACCTCTCGCTTGATGAAAACCTGTGAGGCGATGACGCGGCGCTCTTGCTCCTCCTCTAAATTGATGAGCGTCTTCAGCGATTGGTTGTAGGCGGTCTGATACTTCCCCTGGTTGGGGTCGCCTCCAGCCATCGCCGCCTCCCAAACTCCTTGGGCAGTTGCCACCAGTCGGCGGTGTCGCCCGATCGTCGTGGCTAAAGTCCCATCGTCGAGACCATCAAGGGCAGCGGGAAGCGGTGAAACATCCGGGGCTTGCCTCTCTGCTTTCCAAAGCTTGGCGGCCTCGATGTCGTCACGCGGCATCCCCTGCTTTATGTAGTAAGAAACTTGTCGCGTCTTAACGCCAAGCCCCGCGGCAAGAGCCTCGATGGTTAGGCGGTTGCTCATTTGCGTGCAATCTTAGGTTTTTTGCAAGATGTCTCCGTTTTTTTCCTGCGGTGGGCGGCCACGCGTTGGGACACCCCCCCTGTAGGAGACTCCTTACTGGGTGCCTTCTTGACCTTTTTGCCGTATAAAGTGTCGCGAATGCGTTGCACCCGGTAGTTTACGCCGGCACGAGTGAGGCCGTAGAGCTTCCCAAGTTCTTCGCCATTGAGAGCGTCGATTGTCTGTAATGAGATTTTAATTAACTCAACGTGCAAGCGAACCTCGGGCGATGTTGAGGTCGAGAGCGTTGACAGGATACGGTTCACGATGTCGGCTACCTTGTCGCGGCTGATGAAGGTATCGCTTTCAGTATGGTTCTTATCTCCCTCAGTGAATCCAAAGTAGTTGGACTTTTCGTAGAGAGGTGCGAGCCCCTGGCGTGGATCACCATGCTCGCAGTAGGGCTTGATGCCACGCTCACGCATGACGGCCTGCTCATCCTTGGGCTTAGCAAAGAACCATTTATCAAAGTCTCGCTGTGCCTTGGCCTCCCATTCGCTTGATTCGATGTGCGATGCTTTCTGCTTACGGAAGGTTTGTAAGTTCTCGCGGCGCTGTGATTGCATCGCCCTATCTGTGCGGTCTCGTAAGCTCATAGCAGCGGATGATTGCCCTCGGGTAGATCGCCTAGCACGTCATCGACTTCCTTAGCAGCGACGATGGCGATATCGGAGACAACCAGGTTAAGGTCAGCGAGGACGCCCGAGGCAATGGCAACACGCTCAACACAGGTCGCACCGGCGATGCGGCGAGCGTACTTACCAGCGGACGTTCGGACGTAGAGGATATAATTCTCGGTATGCTTGTCCAACAACTCACAGGCTTGACAGACAGCGGCCTCGGTTTGCTCAGCGCGGTGTTGGTCTTCGTACTTCTTTTGCTCGTCCATGGCGTCAATCAAGCGTCAGCAAATCAATATGCAACAGGTTTTATAATCCATTCACAAGCGGCCTCATCGAAGACAATCATCTTACGGTTTCGAAGATTCATAATCGTCCGCTGAATATATTTGCTGTCCATCTCAGCGTTAAACAAATCAGCAAAGCGTTTTACCATGAGCGGACGTAACTCCCAGGACTTAACCCTAGGAGGGAATGAGCTGATGAAGTCGGACAGTTTCTTAGTTCGCTGATCGGCTCGGTCTTTCTTTCTTTGGTTAACCCTCCCGAGATTGGCTAGCATTCCTTCCCTGTCTGTCTTCCATCTTTGCTTCCAGTACTTCCCAAGTCTCATCTTCCGGGCAAACTTTGCCTTAGCCCTAGCGCGTGCTATTCCCCATCCTGTGTTTTCGTTTTCCATATTCCTAAGCAATTCGTTTCGCATTGTTGAGTGTTGGGCGGGGCTGCGTAAGCAAAGCCCCTAGCCCATACACGATACACAATACTATTATTACCCCCTTCAGGGGGTATAGTATTACGTGTTTTATGAGTCTTTTATGGCTGTGTTTTATGGCCGTGTTTGATGGGGGGTGGATGGGGTGCATGGGGAAAGTAGGGTCTAGATTGACTTATAAGGCGTTTTTATGCCCAGCCTAGGCGGTCATAGCCATCACTAGGTTCAAACGCCTTGGCGACCCCATTACGCTCGATTGGCGGGGGGTTGGTAGTCTGACGCCTGTCCCATCTGATGACGCCCGGCTCTTTTGCGTGGCGTAGGGGGATAATAGTCGTAAAGTCTCCGTTCTCGTCCTTAAGCCCCGCACGCTGTCCCCGCTTGGCTAGTCGAAGGGTGTAGTAAGGTTGCTCGAGTTCGCCCTCAGGGGTGGCGTCGCGTTGGAGTACCATCACCGCCCTGTGCCAGTTGGCGAGTTCGGCAGACCCAGCGCCTAGGTAGGAAAGGTCGCCCGAGGTGGATCCAGCCTGCTCGGACTTAGGCTTGGGCTTGGTAGTGTGATGTATGCTAAATAAGATAACCCCTGTCTCGGTAAGGACTGGTTGTAGAATGTGCCGCAGGAAGTGGGAGGCCTGCTCTTGGTCGGCGATGTCGATGCCGGCAAAGCCGAGTAGCGGGTCAACGAAGACGATATCGGCCTTATGGGCGAGCACGAGCTCACGGAGTAACTTCCCAAAGTCCTCGCCTGTGCGGACGGCCTCGCGGTAAAAGGCAACACGCTCCCCAATGGTAGCGGCTAGTTCTGACGCGGCGGCGATGCCTAACCCTGCCAGTGTGCCTTGGACGCTCTCGGCAACGTCCCCTAGGTCGTTCTCGGATTGCAGGATGAGCGAGCGGAGAGGGCCTACCTTGGACTTGATGCCAAAGAAGTCTCGACCCAACGCCCAAGACATAGCGGCTTGCGTTGTGAGCGCTGATTTGCCCGCCCCTGTCTGAGCGACTAGGAGGCACGAGCCGCCCTTGCATAGCCAGCGATTGCCAAGGACTGAGGTCGGGTCGGCGGTCTTATCGAAGTTTAAGAGGTCGGCAAAGTCGAAGCGCGAAGGCCCGGTGTCGCCCTTCTTACGATCGGAGGCGGTTAGGGCGTTAGCCAGGGCAAGGGTATCGGCGGCAATCTCCTCGGGCGTGAATGCTCCCGACTCTGCTTTGCTTCGTAGGATGTCGAGGCCGTTGAGAAGCGAGCGGGATTTGCCTGCGGAAAGGATTTGTTCCTGCCAGCGATTGACCGAGGGCGATGGGCCGTAGAGGAGCGAACTAACCGAGTTAAGGTAGGTGCGCCCTCCCGCTTGGTCGGTTAGGTGGTTAAGTTCGAGGTCGGCTAGGATGCTTATCTCGTCTGCTGGGTTACCGTCGGGCGTTGAGTCGATGATTGAGCGCCAAATGGTTTGATGCTTCGGGCAAGCGAAGTGGGAGGGGCTTAGGTCACGCTTAGCAGTGGCGAGCCATGCGGCATCGTGAAATGCATTGGCGAGGAGGTATCGTTCCGCGTCGAGCTGGACAGCGGAAGGGGGTTGTGGGGATTGCATGGAGTGGGGTGGGGTGAACTTGTGGGTGATGGGTGTTGCTTTATCCTATGGCAAGCCGAAAGCCTTTTTTGCTTCCTTGCTTAAGAGGATGTAAGTGTGGCGGACTACGCCGTTGCCGCTTGCTCCCATGAAGTTCTTTTTCGTGGCGAGTTTTGCCTTAACTAATTTGTTTCGAAAGTACCGAGCGTTTTTTTCGTTAGTGTCTAGGATGCGGCAAAGGTCGTCGGTGCTTAGCCATTCCTTACCGGGCTTTTCGTAACGGTAAGCCGTGATCAGTTTATTAACCGACTCGTAAATGTCTTTGACTGGCTTGGGCTTGCTCATGAGCTAAAGGGCATTACCCATTTGCCGTTAAAGCGGTGAGCCTGCCGTCCGATGTATTGCTCGCCTTGAATACGGAAGGCCATGAAGGAGTTTTGCCAGCGTAGGGTCGATGGTCGGCGTTCCGCGTATTGCAGTTTAAGGTCGCAGGCGCAGCCGCAGATCCAAACCGCCCCGCCCCCGCGTCGCTCTAAGTTGTGTTGCTCGGCTCGGTGAAGGTGTCCCATCACGGTCGCACGCCCAGGGCCGCTGTTGAAACGGTGAGCGGTCTTAATGATGGCATCGTTGCCGTGATAAAAGCCGTGAGTAAATGTGATTGGGCCGATGTCGATGTACCCCTCTTGTACGGTGTATTCCTTGATAACCTTTGCACCGGAGTTGCGGATGGCCTTACGCATTTGATTGTTAAACTTGGTAAGGGCTTTGAGCTTGGTCATCGAGTCGGTAGTGTACATAGCCTCGCGGATGCGGTGCTCGTGGTTACCGTAGAGGAAGTGGGTCGGGCGGTAGGCGGCCAACCATTCGCTGCCTTCATCTATGTCATCCTTAAGGGCTTCCCAAGATGCTTCCTTTTCGTTTGCACCAACGCCACGACGTAGGGCGGCCAAATCCCAGTTGTCGCCTAAGTGGACTCGGTGATGAGGCTTAAAGTCCTTACAGAAAGCGAGAATGGCCTTGAGTGTTTCCGGGTCGCTATGGTTGCCGTGGTTGTCTCCCATGACGACGATGCGGGTTTCTTTTAATTTATCCACGGCGCACGCCTCGCTTTCTGCTGACCATCTTATTTTCTGCCTTACAGGATAGAAGCCACGCCATGCGTTCGGGGTCGATGCCTAGGCGAATGGAGCGGAGGGTCTGCTCGGGATCTAGTTGAGTTGCGTCTCGCGTCTCCTTGATAACACCAGGGCGTGATTGATTAACACCAGCCGAGAGTGTCGTTTGCAAGCGGCGTAGGACGGCTTGGCGGCGTGAGATAAACTTGCAGACCGAGGACTGCGAGATGCCTAGGGCCTTGGCAATTTCTGTCTGCGTCTTGCCGTCACCTTGCATCTTGCGGAT